TGGCTTCTTTCTGGTGATCGTGTGGTTTTACAGGCTTCCCACCCAACTGAATGTCCAAACCGCTCAGAAGCGATTCTAGGTGGTCTGCTGTCCATTTCTTTTTTGTGCGTTTTGGTATCTCAATCGTGTAGCCACGCTCCTTGCAGAACTTGACAATATAGGATTCTAGTCCTGCATAGATTTTCTGTGAATACATGTTGTATAGTTTGATCTGCCCGTCCCATTTTTTCGCACGATAGGAGGGCATAAACTTGTGACCGGGAACCTTGAATGTGAAAAAATCAGACAACTCTTTTGCATGATGTCTTTCACACTTCACTTTGATATTACAGGAGTCTAACTCCTCGATCACATAATCTGGCATACATTAGTATTTATCCTCCAGAAAGGAACCTACGCCACTCAATCGCGTTCTTGATCTTTGTGTGGCGGAATGTGATTTCTTTTACGACTTCCTCAAGATAGTTTACGATAGACTGAATGTATGCCATTTTTTCTTTTCTCAGACACAAGTCATCATCGCCATTCATGTAGACGCTGATATCGTTGCGTAGAATTTTGTGGTCGAAAGGTTCCCATCCTTTTTGTTTTAGGGTTTCCTCGTCAATCTTTCCAGTGTAGTATTCCCACTTCAACTTGTAGAGTCGATTGTATTCGTTTGCGGCTCTCTCGTATCGGAGTTTCGCATCGTGGTAAAGATTGAGGTATTTGTTGTGCAGGTTGGGTAAACGAAGGCTCTCGGTATCGAGTTCTGTATCATCAATCTGAGCATCCGCCTCTACCATTTTTCTTAATTCAGTTAGTTCCATAATGTAATCCTTTTTCCCCTTTCTCTCGTTGACACTCGTACTATAAAGGGATGTCAAGTCAAGTCAAGGAAAAAATCAACAGTCATCCACAAATTCGTAATAATCATAAGCAAAAGTCACATCAGCGGTGAAGGGTGTCAGGGAATCTACGTCTGATTGGAAGTCAATTCCCGTCAGTGATATTGGCAGCAAGTTTCTAAAACGAATCTCACGTTTAGGATTCATGGCACTATTTAAAATGTGAAGTGAGCCATCTGTAAAGTGTGATGAAATATCATCCTCAAACCGATTATGGTCTTTGTTGAGGTAGATAGTTCTCATCCACTCATACACCTCTTGCCAGTTTGACATATCTTCATTAATCAAAAATGTAAGTGTAAGATTCTCATAAACAAGTTTATTATTCGGATGTTTAGCCGCAACAAACCTTGTTGGTTGTTCAAGATTAGATTGGGGACCGAATCCGGGCAAGGTCGCTCTTGTAATGAAATACTCCATGACAGGTAATCTTTGAATCGTAAATCTAAAGTTTGTCTGGTAGAGGTAGTTTACATTTGATGGCTGTGTTCTCTGTGGGCTTTCAGGCTTTGCAAGTTGCGCACCGAAAGTAATTGATGGCAGTTGATTACCATCATTAAGAATTGAGCCAGTTGTTCCTTGGATACCCATGAAAGTATTTAGGTAAAAGATAAGGGAGCCTTTCGACTCCCCTATCTGCGTATTTAATTTTCACTTACTATCAGGAAGCGTCTTGTCCACTACCATGCAGGTTAATTGCACGGAAGATACGATAGTATTGGTTCTGTCTGAATGCACGAATATCAGTCGGGTCAGACTTGTTCTCATCGTAGCCACCAGTTCCAGACACGAATGGGTTGTTCACCATACCGTATCGTGTCTTAAAACCAATCTTCGGTTGGAAGGTGGTTTCAGACACAGCACGAACCATTTGCAACGGAACGTATGGGCAGTAGAACATACCGGCATCGTATGGGCTAGAACCTCTGTAACCGACACAGACGTAATCAGAACCGGAGGTAGAATATGGGTCAATGTAGACCTTGATTCTGCCATTCAATGTACCAGCAAAGGTGTTGCCAGTGTCATCGACGGTAAGATTAACATCAGGTGTTGGGGTAAGGTTCAAGAAGCCAGACATAGCCAGAGCAGAAGCGACATCAGAAGTCGTGATGATAAAGTTACCCTTACCACGACGAGTTTCCTTAGCGATGACGTTTGCTTCACGCTCGATTTGGAACATCAGACCACGGAACTTCTCAGCAGACCAACGACCATCAGAGTCAGCCTCAACATCGTAAATACCACCAGAGTTCTCGATTTGCGTCTTACCGGCTCCGGCTCCTGAACCAGTGGATGACTGGAACAAACCATCAATACCGCCAGACTTGAATCTCAGGTCAGTTTGCTGCGCACCAATCTTAGCGTTGTTGTAAACAGTTCTCACAACTTCGCGGTTGATTTCAGCAAGGATTTCAGCAGAGAGGATGTTAGCCAACTCAACTTCGGCATCCAGACCATGAACAGCCTTGAGGTCTTGAGCGAGTTCAGAAGTGTATTCTGCTTTCAGACCACGGGTTTTAGCAACAACCGATGTACGGTCGATGACAAATGCCATATCAGCCATTGTTTCGGTTTCAAGGAACGAAGTGTCAAAACCTTGACCAGTGTTTTTGCGGAACTGGGGGTTTGCTTGGTTCGTTGTAGCACCAGTGAATCCTTGGTTAAGTTGGTCTTGAGTAACACCACGAATTGGGTCACCACCAGTACCACCGAGTCCTCGGTCACCCAAGGGGTCGCCAGTGCCACCAAATCTTGGGAATCCTGCGCCGGTAGCACCGAGTCCAGTTGTGCCGGTCGGTCCATCACTCAATTTACCGGATGCAGATGGGGCTTCGTTGAACAGAGCCTCTGCACCGTTTTTGTTTCCGAACTTAGCCTTCATTGCAAAGATAAGACCTGTAGGACCAGACATAGGCTGGACACCACAGATATCGTATGCAATCAGGTTAGGCATCGAACGACGAACGAGCGAGATGAGAACGGGGTCGAACGCAGCAACTTGGTTAAACGAACCGTTTGTGTTAGAGAATTCTCCGCCCGATGGGACAGGAGCAACATTGGCTTCCTCACGGAGAGCCTTTTCTTCGTTCTCAAGCAAAATTGCAGTCACATTTCTACGGTAACTGTCCTCAATGGGAGCCATTCCATCACAGTCAAGAACTGGTCCCCACTTTTGCTTAAGATTTTCTACAAGCATTTGTTCCATTTTTAGAACTCCTTCTTAATTTGCTTATTTAATCTTGTTCTTATCTACTGTGTTGATTCGAGAAAGCATGTTTGTATATGCTTCCATGCTAGGAGTCAACTCAGCAGAGTCTTCTTTGAATGCTTCTTCTTCCGAAACTGCAAACTCCTCAACGAGAGAAGTTTTCACTGGTTCGTCTTCATCGAAGAAGTTTTCTTTAAGTGTAACCAACTTGTCTTGGAAGTCCTCTACACCGTCGAAATCCAGTTTCTCGACCATTGTGCGGAATTTTTCCTCATCAGAAGTTGTCAGGTTGCGAGCATGTGATTCGTACATAGCCTCGCATTGTGCTTTGATAAGTCCCTTGGAAAGTTCAATGGACGTTTCAATTTGTTCGTTCAGTTTACCTTCGAGTTCATCAACCTTGTTGTTGAGTCCTTCAACAAGGTCGTATGATTCTTCTGGCATGGTGACGTAGTGCTTCTCAAAGAGGCTCTTCAATCCAGCCATGAAAGACTCGGTGACATCGGTACGAATACCAGCGTCAATGGCAACTTGATTCTCTTTCATCCAGTTTTCGACAACGTAGGAGAGATACTCGTCAAGTTTGGATGCAAGTTCTTCTTTTTCGACTTCAAGTCGAGACTCAAACTCTTCGTGGAGTTCGGCACGAACTTCGTCAACCTTCATTTCAACGGCAGTCTCAAAGATTGTGGATGCCTTGTTCTTGAAGTCTTCGGAAAGTTCTTCACCAGAGAAGAGTTGACCAAGATGCTCTTTGATGCCGGGAGTCATTTTCTTAAGAGTTTTTAAGTTCTCTTCGGCTTCTTCATCCTCGTCATCATCGTCATCATCATCGTCGTCATCATCCATCTCTTCATCTTCCATGCCCATCATCTCGTCTTCCATTTCCTCATCCTCCATACCGTATTCTTCGGCTTCGGATTTGTCCATGTCATCGAGGTCATCGACGGTTTCTTTACCTGTGGTTGATTTCCCAAGACCACCCTTTTCAAGTGGCTCAGAAATCTTAGGTGTTACACCATCGGCAGTCTTAGCACCATCGCCATCAGCGGTGACTTCAACATCTCTGTCCTCACCACCGGCTTTTGTGCCTTTTTTCTTTTTC